AAATTGGCTTCAATTGGCAGGGTGCTTCCAAAACCAACCCCCTCGGTATGCGAGAAGTCACCGAGTACTCCGAAATCGTTTCCCTGTTGGAGGACTACAATGAGTGGCAGGGAACTACCAGATTGGCTTGATGGATACCTTGAATATACATCTTCCACAGAACCCCCTACATCATATCACCAGTGGTGCGGACTTGCCGTCATCGCTGGCGCTCTGCAACGTCGCGTGTACTTGCAGCAAGGACTGGAAAGGACAATATACCCAAACCTGTATGTCATTCTTGTCGGTCCTTCGGGACGAACAAGGAAGGGCGTCGCGCTTGGTATTGCCAAAGAATTGCTCTCGGAAGTTGGCATTGTCACAATTGCTCCTGAGTCCTGTAGCGGAAGGGAAGCACTTGCCCTCGTGATGAAAAATGCAGAAAAGTCCTTCACCGATCCCACCGATAATAAGATTAAAAATCACTGTGCCATTTCCGCCTTCAGTGAGGAACTCTCTGTCTTTCTCGGACAAGGAGATATTAAACTCTTGGCGAACCTCACTGACTGGTACGATAGTAAGGACTTTTGGGAATACCAATCTATCGGTCGCGGAAAAGATGGTATTCGTGGAGTATGTCTGAACATGGTAGGAGGTACTGCTCCCGAGTGGATTCAATCCATGCTACCACACGAGGCTATCGGTGGTGGTTACACTGCGCGTGTTATCTTCATCGTTGAGGAATGGCGACGGAAGGTTGCATCACGGAGGGAACTTACACCCTCTGAGGTAGTGCTGTATGATAAACTCAAAAGCGACCTAAACCGAATCGCCTTGCTGTCCGGCCAATTCGACTTTACTGACGAAGCCTTCAATGCCTGGGACACCTGGTATCACAACGAGGGAGAGAAAATGCGTACTGGTTACATGCCAGTCACGGACGGGAGATTCGCTGCGTACTGCGAACGTCGTCAAACCCACATCCGCAAGATCATGATGAGTCTCAGCGCAAGTCGAGGGGATAGCATGAGACTCGAACGTGAGGACTTCGATCGTGCCCTTGCCATGATGCTGGACGCTGAGGTAAGCATGGGCAAGACCTTTGGCGGTTTGGGCAAAGCCCGCTACAGCGATGCCACTGACAAGATCATCGAGTACATCAAGGCAATGGGAGGGATTACCACTCGTCGCACTTTGCTGAGCAAATTCTTCCACGACATTGACGGAGAGTCACTCGCCAGAATTGAAATGACCCTCCTGCAAATGGGGGCTATCAAGGTGAAGATAATCTCCAAAGGCGAGGACAAGGTATACGAGTGGATTCCTGAGGACCAACGAGGGCCGAAACCAACACACTAATGTACCAAAATGGTACACCAGTAGGTGTGGTCAATCCTCAATCAACTTGATCCTGGCCCCGTAAGGTTCTCCCAGCTCCCTGATCTTCTTCTTCGCCTCGATGACACTGTCGAAGGGTTGAAGTGTTTTCTTGACTGACCCATCAGGGTTGTACAACTCAATCTTGTACGTTAACACTTCATCCGGTCCCACGCCACTTTGTCTGTGCATCACTGTCTCCTTTACATCGGTCCATCATTCGGGAATGTGTAGGTTGCCCCACTTGTATCAATCGTCAGCCCCGTACCGGGGAAGCTGGCGTCAATGTACTTATGACGTGCCCCTGTTCCGTATGGATCACTAGGATTGGTCATCCGCCAGAATTCCCACTTCTCTCCGCCAATCAACAGCTCCGTCCAAATCTGTGTAACGGACACTGTTAGGCCTGCTCCCACTCCAGTGATGGCGGTAGTGGCAATGTTGGCAACTGTGTAGCCAAACCCCAAGCTGAAGGACCCACCAGACCTCAATCGAATTCCTGTCACCACACCGGCTGCAACGGTCGTCACTTCCACGATTGCACTCTTATGTCCAGCTGCCCCGCCGCCAGACAATGCAATCAGGTCGCCAACCGCATAGCCTGCACCACCCACTGCTGGTCCCAACCAGGCACCGTACAGTGATCCAGTGGACAGCGCAATGTCCAGTGTCAACCCCGCTCCTCCACCTGACGTAGCCGTGGTCGCCACACCAGCTGCCACTGCATATCCTGAACCACTGACTGGAATACCTGACCCACTGATGCTAATGTAAAGGTCTGTAACTGCCCCTCCACTCACATCTCCCACTGTGTAATGCGCTGTGTTTCCACCAGCTCCACCAATTGTACCTGTGTCGCCAATAGTATAACCAGCTCCACCTGCATTAATCTTCAGGTTGTGGTTTGACAACCCGCCAGTGAGTATGCCACTGAATCGCATCCCCCAGTACGTTTGTGCATTCCTGTAAAGAGTAAACCAAGGCGAGCCACCGGCCAAATCGGTAAGTGCGTTAGTCATGTCTATGATCGTACTGTATGCCTTGTACGTACTGGACTGCGGGTAGGCATCTCCACCTTCCCAATCCAGGCCACTACCTAAACCCAAGTCACCAACCCGCAGAACCGTCTGCCATCCACTTCCCACACCTGACCATGCTGCCCCACCGCCACTCGGTCGAGCCTGACTCGAAGAGAAGAACGCTGAGCTGTCGAAGTTGTAAAGGGATCCATCCACAACTGGTGCAGTCGGATGTGTTTGGTTGTCAGGCCTATTCTTGAATACCGCATTCACACCTACGTTCGGGTTAGCGTTGGTTGGAGATTGTTGAATAACGGAGAGTTCCCCGCCAATCAATGTGGCATACCCGTCTGCATTGGACCACGCCTCCGTGGCTATCCCCCAGAAGGAACCACTCACCTTGTTCCATGTTCCCAAGTGCAATGCGTGTCCATCCAGTGCAACGAAGTTGTCCGGATTACTTGCGCTATTCTCATTAACTACCGCTGCCCAGCCCATTCGGTCGCCAGTACTGGTATTGCTGGTAACAGTGTACTCCAAGTACTGCTGCGCATTCCCTACTGTGGCAGCATCATCCCAGGCGTTGAACCTGTGCCGAGGGTCGGTAAACAGACTGGACGTGTTCGCCTTGAGGTCCAGTGCCGCTTGCACATTCGCGCCCAGACTCCCACCACCTGTATTGTTCCCAATCAAGCTTGCGCCACTCGTCGCACTGGTGGAGGTCAACCCCAGGTTGGTCCGCACATCCGCTGGTGTGGTGGGTGCTACTCCATTGGTCCCCGTGCCAATTGCCCTGTAGATTGCCACATTGACTGGGTTCAACCAACTGGCCAGCACATGTGTTACTTTTGAAACAAACGTAGTATCTGCCATGATCTTCCTTTGTGTTAAACCGAGTCTAGTGAAACAAGTGCTATTGTCGAAACCATCCAGAACCACGGTGGATCAACTGTGCCGCCGTAAGGTTCTATGTAACCACTCAAATGCTGTGCAGCGTCTTCCATGAGAATTGGCAAACTGCCAGGGTCCGGCACTGAGATTGTGAACACTCCTCGGGAGGTGTGCCCTGTCGCCACTCCAAACACCGGCGTTGTACCAGCCCCCTGCACTGTGACAATGTTCACCAGTCTTGTGTACGTCTTGGTCGTGGCCAAGCCAACAACCCACGGAGTGCCGGGCGAACCTGTCGAGGTCTGCACAGTGTCGAATGGAGCGGCAACATTGGTGCCCCGGTAACAAGCCACAAATCCATGCCAGCTCGATGACCCTGCCCGATGAATTAGGAAATCCGGCGGTTCTCCATTGGCAATTCTGTAAAACACTCGCAACCTGTATGTTGTCGGACTAACAAAGACTGGTGAATTGGAAAACTCCGTGTATCCGAAGGGTACGGACAGTACATTAGTGCTGGTGTCCTGCGCACACAAGATTAAAAAATCTCCATCAATCACATTCACTGGCATTGTGACCAACGCTGTGGCAGCACTGTGCACCTCAAAGCCCAACGCACTGATGAACTGTACGGTCTCCCCCGTTCCACTGAAGGGCGGATCTGGATCGGGGATGAAGGCTGGACTAATGAAGTCACAAATCATACAGTCAGCCACTCCATAATCTGCAATTGCCGTCTGGTCATTCGGGAAGCACACACCGACGAACTCATCCGTGGGAGGCTGCACCCAGGGAGGTGTTTGAATGTCAGGAACAGCACGAACGAAGTCTTGGGGATGGCGAGGCTCGTTATGTTCAGGACATTTGTACAAACCTTGCCAATTCTTGACCAGTTCGCTAGCCTTTCGCTTCCGCCCACACTCAGCGCAAACGGCGTTCCAGTTGCCAAGATCAAGGTAATCGTGTGGTCCCTTACCTGCTGACATAATTATTCCTCTTTGGCACCCTGATGTACTCACGATTGCCCTGCGGGTGAGTCACATACCGAGGAGCCGGATTAAACCCTGCAACACCCAACAGCTTACTCTTGGTCGTATCAGGTGCATTCTTCGGCCTGTTCATTGCCATTGGCTCAAGTTCTCCCATTAGCCATTTGCCCTTCTTCTGTGCAGTTGTCACAAGGTCATCGTTAGGATTAGCAATTGCCCTATCGAAGTAATCCTTGTTCATAACGATGCCCTTCAGCAAGCTGAACACCGGGCTGAGTTTTCCACCAACAGTGGTAGCCAACCCACCGACCACACCTTCCTTCTGCACATGCGAGGGAATCTGAACAAACTCCCTCGTGTAGAACGGAGTGCTCACCCGTGCATCTGTGCCATCCTTGTTCTTGTCGCCAGACCTGGGATAGATGTAGTCAAGGATGGATTGGGGCAAAGTGTCTGTCAGTGCGTAGGTCAATAATCCACCATACAGCATAGTGCCAGTCAGGTAACTTCCAAGAAACAAGGTCTTGTCTAGTTTTCCTTGTGCAATCTTCTGGCGTAACGTGCCGGAGCCTGGGCCTTCATTCTTCGTGAATGCTCTTGCTGCCTCAGGGAATGCACCAAGGTACGATCGCACAAACCCCAGCTGCCAACCATAGGACAGGAACGATGCCACTGCCACATCCTTCACCATCCTGTCCATGAACAGGGTCTTATATTGCACCTCACCAAAACGATCGTCTATCATCTTCGAGACCTTCCGCAAGGCTACTCGTCTAGCAAGTGCATCTCCCGCAAGGTCTGGGTTGGCTGCCAGATGAGCTGCCGCAGTCTTCTGGAATGCTTCCCACTTCACTGCTGGAATCCAGTTCTGAAACATCGGTCTGGTCCAGGCAGCTTCCATCAGTGCAAACGGAGCGTGCCAAAGGGCTCTCGCACTGTGGGCCGCCACAGCATTACGGAAGTCCTTAATGCTCTGGTTCCTGTACTCCTCTGACATCTCCGGACTGAATCCACCTTCGTAGGCATTCTGCATCTGCTGTTTGTCCAGCTCGGTGATCTTACTGGTAGGTATGTCACCGCGGAAGGCTTGCATACTGTGAGGCTGCATTTTCCTGGACACATACGCAAGCTGCTTCCCAGAGTCAATGAGCATAGCAGACTTCGTCACATCCATGCCTGCACGGAGGAAGCCAACCTTACCTGCGGCCACCGACTTGATCGCATTGACAGCTGTTGTTCCCAGGTTCATGCCCAGTGCTATGTGCAGCGCGTGGAAGGCTGACATCAGCTTCACGGGCAGGATTGCATTCTTCGTCCACATCGATCCTCGATAAGCCATCCCCAATAGGCCTGCGTCGTTCCAGAGGGACTTGGAATTGAAGGCGTTATGAAACACTTGGTTAGCTTCGTCTGTCAGAAAGTACAGTTCCCCGTTTGGTGAACGCCAAAGGGTCTCACTAGAAGTAGCCTTCATGCCCTTCTCGACCTTACGAGCCAACCCGTTATCTGCCAAATCCCTGAGTGCTGCCACCTTCATCTGCGCCACATCACTGGCCAGTTGTCGAGCCTGAGCAATCTGCTCTGGGTTGGTGTACTTCAGTTTGAACCCTGACGCCTCAGCATCTGAAATCATCTTCGCTGAACGTTCCTTGGTGAACTTAGGGTCTCCCCACTTGTTGCCGTACTTCTGTTGGAAGAATGCTGCTGCACCGTCAGGATCAGCGAATATGTGGTAAACGTAGTTATCCAATGGCTCATACTTAATGTCGTTCGCCTTGTCCTGTTCGTACACCCTGTTCGACCACTCCTTGTAAGCGTCCCTCATGGCTTGGAGTTTGGGGTCTTTGTATTTGACACCCGGCGCTTCAAGGGCCTTGACGAAGGCAACTTGATCTTTCTCTGGGAGGTGCTCAAAGTATCGCTGGCGGACCGCACCTTCCTTGCCCTGAAAGACTTGCTTTTGCAGCTGTTCGGTGTAGTGTGATGCAAGGATTGCAGCGGATTGCTCTGCTCTTGGTCCCATTGCGTCAGGGTTCAACTTCCGCACAAACTGATCAATGGAGACTTTGATGCCATTCTCAATGGCTTTGTACGATGCGGAGCGCCGGGCCAGACCTGAGCGAAGGGCCAATCCTCCCAACGTACCAAGGGCTGCACCAACCAGCTTGTTGTCCTTGTCCAATCCTGCACCAATGTACGCACCTGCGCCTGCAACAGCAAGACCGGTGAGGAGCTTGGGGTCGATGGAGCCACGTTGTCCTTGAGGCAATATCTTTCCATCATTTCCTATGACACTATCCAATTCCTCGTTGGAATAGTAGTTTCGTTTCCCATACTTTTCTGCTAAGGCATCCCTGGCATCTTGCTTCAAGTCACCTCGATCGACAAGACCAAGGCTATCGGTGTTGTAGTTATCAAGTCTCGTCGGACCGTAGTTCTCCCAAACACGAGATTTTACAAACTCCGCTGGTGTTGTGTATTCTCCAAGATTACCTTGGGGATGTTCAGGATTCTTGATAAGCCCGGTGTTCTGAAGGTCCCCCACTTCCCCCCACTTGCCTCCCTTGACGAAGTCCTGCACGTACGGGAGGTACTTGTCCATCGGAGCACGGTTTTGTTTGCCTTTGATTTGGACGATGTTAGGTTCTCTTACTATTTCACCAGTAGGATTGTTGCCATAAGGAGTTCTAACCTGAGCACCTTCAGGTTCTACCTCCACCGTCACATGACTCATCCCCTGCTTATCTCTCAGGGAATAAATCTTCGACTCCCCACTGTGAACATACTCACAGTAGCCACCAACACAGTGGCCCATGATGTCACCTTCGTTGCGGAGGGCGTCGTTGGCAACAGATTTTCTAGCAAACTCAATAGCTTCTGCTTCTGTGTACAGAGTAGGTACACGCATAGTCTCATCGTTAAACAGAAGACTACCATCTGGTTTTCTTACTTGAAATCCTTGTCCGTGATTGCTAGTATCAGGTTCAATTTTGTAGCCCTTTGGTAGTTCGTCTGGAACCTTACCAACCTCCACCCACTTCATCCCGTCCGGGTACTCTTTGAAGGTAACGGTGCCAGCTTGGTTAACCCTTGCCTTGGCCATTTTGGCAGCTTGTCGAACGTCCTGTGCAGATGTCTCCTGAACTGCACGAATAAGATCAACATTCCTGAGCTCACCCAAAGGATTGTTATCGAAGACCTTCAAGTACCTCTGGTACTCAGGAGAATTCCTGACAGCCTCGATCTGTGCTTCTTCTCCTTGTCCAGCCAATCTAGCAATCCTATTTTGCAAAGCTTCTGGTCCACGACTGATAAGCCATTGCCCTGGACTTTGCGGAGTAACATCCTTGAACTCCCGCAGATAGTCCCCGACGTGGGAGAGGTAGGAGGTGATGGCCCTTGTTTCCTGCATCGTTCCAGTACTCCAGTCAGGAGTAATGTTCCATAAAGCTTCTCCAGGTCTAACACCAAGTTGTCTTTTTGCCACATCACCAAGATTTGGTTCTTGATTATGAATGATCTGATCCGTCAAATCCTCCCACCTCACATCCTCCCCCATCATCGGCACTCTCACATCCTTCAGCGGATCGGTGTCTGTGCCAGCGTGTTTGTTGAGATAGGATTTGATTCTGCTATCAGCCCACGCAAGTTTAGCTCTTGGCTCTTCTGAGCTCTTAATAACTTGTTCTGCTATTTCAGGCGGATTGTTTCTTCTTATTTCAGCTTCCCACCCTGGATTACGTAGAGCATCTGGCCCAAACACAATCTCGTCAATATTCCTAAACAGAGGGTCAGCTAATCTTCGAACGGCCTCCGGATGCCACATCCCTCCCTTACCCTTAATCGCCCCTGCCATTGCCAGTCCTCCCACCCCGATCTTGTCTGCGTCCTCCGGACTCATGTACAGCCAACCACCTGCTGCAACTGCCGCTGCGCCCAGCATGGGAAGATTGCCAGTCATACTCAACTTGTGCTTGTTGTCCTCAGCGTACTGAATGATCTGGTCGATTGGCTTCTCAGGGCTGGTCGGATCAACAGCTTCGTGGTACACTGCTTGGACTTCTGGCGATGCACTGTCAATGATGTTAACTTCCCCCGGTTTCCATCCAGTTGCACTCGGTTCCGGAGGCCATGTTGCTTCCCCTGTTGTACCATTTTGGTACGAACCTGGTTCGGGTGGTAAGGGGCCATCCTTCCCTCCGACGATGTTGACCTCCAGTGGTTGTTGTCCCATTGTAGGCTCAACACGCTCTGGTTGCCCAGGCATACGTCGAACATCCTGTTGCGCAATGCCAGCTTGTCGTGCCTTCTCCGCGTTGGCAATTACCTTTGCCGTCATCGCCTGACCGCCCTTGATACCGGCAATCCCCATTAGTGCATTCGTGACTTCCTCGAAGTCCTCTGGCGGTACTGCACCGTTGGTAGCGTTGGAGAGCCAAGCTGAACCTTTTTTGATTCCAGTAGATAAAATGTCCATTGCCTTGGACACAGCCTGCTGGTCGGTTCCATCCCCAAGCCCAAGAGCAGCAATCGTGCTCTGAACGGGTGCCAGTATGCCACTTGGAGACAACCTGTTCGAGTACTCCTCTGCCTCATCCCCCGGCAATCCAGTCGCCCTTGCCCCTGCATACACACTAGCTTTCCACAGCGCTCCCGGTGATCCCAAGATCATGTCCGCCAGAACACCACCAGTCTGCAACATTCCCTTCCCAAGGTCCTTTACCCTTGAGCCAACCTCGCCAAGGGTTTGTTGGAAGTTGTCACCTGGGGACCAACCAAACAAGGGATCAGCATTGTCGCTGCCTTGCCCACCACCAGAACCGAAAAAATCCTCCAACGACATAACCTTCGAACTGGCTCCAACCTTCAATGGTGCCCTCGTGTACTCAGCACGCTGTGCCAGTATATCTACCTTTCCTGCTTGGTCATTCAATGCGTTGGTTTCCTGGTCCAGTTGTTCCTGAAGTATAGGCAATCGTGGATCATTAGGTTTTCCCTGTTTCCTGTACGCAACCATCTGAGCTTGTATCTGCTGAATGTTGGATTGTTTCTCAGCATCGTACTCGGATTGTCCTGGCAGTGTGTTCTGTTCCTGACCTTGTGCAGGCGCAGTCCCGAAGAATTCGTCAAGCGAAAGGGTTGCCATTATTGCACTAGCTCCACTCTACCATTCACGACCTTACCGAGCTTGCCATCTTTGAGATAGTAGTTACCCTCCTTCACTGCACGCGGATCGAAGCCGGGGCCGACAGTAATGGGGTTATCCTGTGTTCCCTGACCAACACCACCCTTGTTCAGCTTCAGCGTCGTTGACCCTGTACTAATCCCTGTGTCAATATTCGTGAAGGGGATCTTCAATGTCGGAGGCGCAATTATGTCCAACCTGTCCTTGTTCTTATCAAAGGCCTGCGCCAGTGATTCACTGTATTTAATCCCTGGATTAGCCTTCCTGATCTTGTTCGCTTCGTAAGTCACGTCCTTCGCAAACACGTTGAACAGTTTGAGATTGTCACCTGACAGATCTTTGAACCTCGGGTCTTCCGCTTGAATGTAGTCAGCGGCATCCTGTACTTGGCGTGGATTAGGTTCGCTGACCTTCCCACCCGTTGTTGCCAACCTCTGTTCCCTATCCTGCGACACTTGCACAACCTGTCTCCGCAGGTCTGCAATGGTGTCGTTGTAGCGTTGCATCCGTGCCAGATTGTCTTCCTTCAACGCCAGCGTTGCTTCCCTGTTGTCGGCCGCCAGTTTGTCTTTGTACGAAAGGGTCTTCTGTTGCAACGAATCAACAATCTTCGGTGAGTACGGAAGTGCCCAGTTCGGGTTGTTCGGGTTGGCGAAGGGTGCAGGTTCCTTGAACTCTTTGTACCACTGCGATGCAGCATTGTCAAAACTGTCCTGATCGTCCACACCGTTCAGGAGTGCTCCAGCACGTTGAATCTTGTCCAGGTTGGCAACATGCTCTTGGTGCTTCATCTCCCACTGGTTTTTCTGCAACGTCGCAGCATGACCCATTAAGGCCTGCAAATTACTGGCGACGTGCATTGCTGCATCCACTGCACCATTCTTCATCGCCACGTTGAGCATGTTGCTCTGTGCATTAATCATAGCGTCGATGGGAGTGTTAGTCTTTATTACATTGCCAGTCTGATCTGTTGTTGGCTGGCCGTCAGGTCCTGTGCTGGTCCCTTGGTCCGTTCCAGGTCCCTGCGACATACTGGACATTGCCGCAGACATGAGCTTGGTCTGCCTCAGTGCTTCATTCTTCAACCCAGCCTCAGCCAACCGCAGCCCGGACTCCGCCATCAGATTCATCATCTTGGCAGGCTGCATTTGAATCTCAGCCTGCTGCAGCTGCAGTGCTCCCGGCAACATTGCATTCCTGGCATTAGTCTGCGACATAATGCCTTGGTCAGCAATGGCCGAACTTACACCCCCACCACCTCCCCACTCAGAGAAGTCTGCCATGTTCTACCCTCCCCAACCACCAGCCATTGTAGCGCCGTAGCCCAGACGATTCAGGGAGTTGCCAGCCAAACTGATGGCAGATTGTTTACCTTGCAGACCGAGTTGCGCAGCACTGGCAGGGTTGAATTGCGCACCGGACAAGCCACCATACAACTGCATGGCATTATTGTAGAAGTCCCCACCATACTTCGCCATTGCTGCCATCATGTTGCCCGATCCTGTGTAACCCTGTGCGGCCAGTGACCGTTGCACAGCCTGCAACCCGGCCTGGTAGCCTGGCAGCTTCTGAATTTGACTTGGGTCATTAGTGATGTTCGACATGAGGTCTGCGTACTGCGATCGGTAGGGACCGAATGGGTCTGCAGTGCGTTGCGCTTGACCTGCTGCGCCCATCAGGTTACCAGCTGCGATCAATCCGGCAACACCACTTCCCATTGAACTAACATTACCTGGGCTGCCCCAAGGCATTGCCCCTGTCGCCTTCGCAGCTGTCATCGTGGGAGTCGAGCCACCAAACGCGCTGTTCGGTCCAATAGTGGCTGTCCCACTCATTCCATTGATAGCACCGTTGCCGTAGGGAATACCAGACTGCTGTGACACATCTTGCCAGGTTGACCCTGCAGGTGCCACCAAGCCAGCTGCTTCCGCCTGTGCAGGTGTCAGTCCAGCAGTTTGCAATGCCTGTCCTGCGTCCACACCCTGTGCCATCATCCTTTGGGCTGCATCGACTGCACCTGGATCAGCAGCGATGGTGCCAGTACCAGTAAAGCCACCTCCATACCCAGCACCAGCTCCCGCTGCTGTGTTCGCTCCGGTGATTGCATCGTAGGTTGTACCATAGTTCGAAAAATTCCCGCTAGCTCCACCTGCCAATCCACTTCCCATCATGGCAGCCTGACCCCAGACTGTATTCAGTTGTGCCTGACTACCCTTGGAATTTATGAACTGTGCGGCCAGCCCTGAGCCGGGGTAAAAGTAATTACTGACAACTGCTGCTGCTGTCTCCAAATCATCCCTGAATTCTGTCCAAAAAGACATACTCGTTCTCCTTACATCTGTGTTGAGTCAGTGTACACAGGAAGCCAACGCATCCCCTGTTGTGTTTCCACCGGAATGCAGTCAACCCACTTCCATTCTCCATTAACGAAGATTTGCTTTCCTACTGTCTCAACATTCAACTTTTGCACAAACAAAGTCTTGATGCGCTGCCACCAGTTGCCAATATCCATCCGGTTGTTTTCGATAGGAACAAGGCCAGCATCTGGACCGCCGAACTTGGTCATGTTTCCTACTACGGCAAATCCACCAACTTTTCCATCGACTGTCACCAGGAGGTCCAAGTCCCCTTGTTCATTGCCAGGCTCCCTGGAGATCAACCCACCATTCAGCAGGACCCAATCTCCCCACTTGCCATCTGCGTTCTTGGATTGGAAAGTGAAGAAGCAACCTGTACCATCCTGACGACCTTCTTGCCTGTGTCCGTAGTCACGGATAGCAAACCAAGTTACACCATCATCCGTCTGTACGACAACATACGGAGGGTTATCAGCACTCCTTTCGAATGCCTCATTGATCTGGTCTGTCGGAGGGTTTGGCATGTGTGCTTTCGTACCAAAATGGTACACAAGGGTTATGGTTTGTACCTGTAGAAGGCCAGCAAATAGTCTCCAATGATCGGTGGGACGTTGAAGGTAATCACATTCCCTGGTGCCGACACTGTGAAGTCTTGTGAGAACAACAGCGGTGGACCGTTGTGGTAGACAATCATGCTGGCCACTGGGTCAGGATTGTTAACCGAGGTGAAGGTATCATTTACTCCATCAATCACTCCTGACAATCCTTCATCGTCGGCAAACAGCTGGTAGATCGCATCCAACTGCACACCACTGTCTTTGATGTACGCAAAGGGAGATGGCGGCGGACCACTGACGGGATTATCAAACAGTGCGATGTTATTCACTGTAAACCCAGGAGGATTTGGCCCCACTACGTTCGCAAATATCGCTGTACCACTACCACCACTTCCTCCCCCACCACCCATCGTAGGCACATTCGCTGTCAGTTCCACGAACCACTTCAACCACTCCGGGTTGAACGAACCTCTCTTCTGCCCTGTCGCTGGATCGTCCCTTTCCAGGATAACTGGTGCCCAAGTTGGTGGAGGAGCAAAGTTCCCGGCCATCAGAATTGTCCTATGTCCATTTGGAGGTCGATGGCCTTTATGCGGAAGGGAGTTAGGGACTGGTGTCGGAGGTTGTATGCCCTGCGCTTGAACGACCCATTGTCAGACAAGAATGGTTTGTGCTTGCTGCAATCCACTGTCCTGAAGTTCTTCCACGTTTGATAGTCATCGTCACTGCACCGGACCTGAAGGACGCTGCCTGGCACTTGATTGCAGTCAAAGTACATCATTGGCAGGGTCTTGTCCCGCACTGTTCCAGCGTCGTAATTCGGAGTGTAAATATCCAGGGTCAGCACCTGTCCTGCGTCAGTGAACACACCTGAATCCACGACGTACAGGTAGCCATCCGTAGCGTGCTGCAGCAGAGTCTGCGCCGTGAGGGTATTGTATGTACTGTCCACAAACGCAAGGTAATTCCCATTACTGTCTGTCCACTGCGACCATAGGCCTGTCGATAGATCGTACATCAACGTGAGATTGTTATTAACCAGTGTAATCGCATACCACCTGTGGCCAGCGTACTTCAACGTCCACGAGTAAACAGTGGTGAAATCTGCACTTGCCAATAACTTCTCAATCGAGGGACTGGACACGATCTCGGCATGAAGGTTGTCCATTTTCATTACTTGGACGGCAGCACTCCGGTTGGTACACAACCAGAACAATGCTCCATCAATCTCCCTTACACTGTCCGCGCTGATGCAACCGAAGTTCACCTTCGATCCAGTAATACGACCGAGGGGTGAGCCTGTTGCATTGCCCGCATCGAAAAACACTTCCGTGGAATCCTCCTTGAACATGATCGCAAAGGACAATTGCTTCGCTAGTGCCACGCCTTTGGTTGGCTCAATCTGAGCAATCAATACATTGTCTGCATCCCACGGTGAGGAATCTACATCGTTGATTAGGCTTCCCCAGATGTTGGCGAACGGCGAACTGACATACAGTGTCCCATCCAGGTATGCCCAACCCTTAAAGAACGGCGGCACAAACTGCATGTTACCTGTGAAGTCCAGTAGTCCACTGGTGTCATTGTACGAGTACGCATGAATGCCGTTGCCGAACACCAACTTCGGCGTTGCTCCCATGATGGAGGAGAAGCGATACACTCCATTGGTAGTGTTGATCGTCGCTCCAACGTCTACGTTATTCTTGTACAAGTTGCCATTGAAGATTGAATACACATCCCCTAGCCAGTTGAAGGTTCCCTGACCAAGCCCAGGACCTCCACTCGGCTGAGCATTGCGTACCAGACCCGGCCGCTTGTACAGCCAAATGTCCCCCTGGATTTCCTTCTCCATGAAGCCATTAACCAACCGAGCGTCTTGATTAGTGTCCTCTGCCCTGTTTGCAGGCATGACAATCAACGGCCACTTGGTTGGCCGAGAAACGCTTTGGGCCTCTTGACCTGGTTGCGCGGCACTCATTTTCTGGTAGCGGTCAATGCGCCGGTACGAGACACACTCACGTTCACACCGTTCAGTGCGGTGGAAGTCACAGCCCTGGCCATCTGATAAGAGCACAGGGCTGCATAAGCATCCAGTGCATCAATTGCCTGCGGGAAGGTCATTGTGGACTCACTGGCCCGAAGGTTCGCCGCGCTGGAGTCCATCAAGCTACGCAAAGATGCTTGAATGTCGGGGTGGCCGATGCTGAGGACGCTTGCTTCAAAGTTGTTCGTGTACGCCTCATACCCAGCTGCTCCAATACCGTAGGCGCTGACCAGTGTTGAACTGGCCTGCGTTAACCCCAGTACGGCAGTAATGGCATTCTCCAGGATACCTACATTGCCACGACCTTGTGTGAACTTTCTTTCAGCATCGGATGTGAGGGCAAACCACGCACGACAGTTGGCGTTCGCTGCTCCAATTCCCGCCTCAATCAGCGCGGCAACCTGCTGGTCTGGAGGAGCATTGACCAGACTATTTGCATACCCTGCTTGGACTGCCGCCAGTGTAGTATTGTACAGCCCCATTGCTGTGGACGTTGACACTGTATTCAGTGGCGCTGGACCGTACAGTTTGTTCTGATTCTTGAACACATCTGTGAAGCTAGCACAACCACTCAGCGAAACCACACACAGAGCAAGAATAGTCTTTCTCACGATTCGTTCCTTTCAAGCAGGAGAAATTGCGTATGCTTCGTCAACCAACATTCTTCGATCATCAAACCAGGCCATGTCCATCTTGAACCAGCCGTCCACTCCCCAGTGCTTGCCCCAGGAGTTCACACACCACACGAAGGGACGATCGCCCCTTGCATCGAAGCCGTCTGCGAATACACAGTGACCACCCAGAAACTGATCGGCACTGGTGGGTAGCCGGACCAGACCATTCCTGGCCACCTGATCGGATTCGAAGTAATCTGGCACACTGAAACCAAACACAACGGGGGAGCCAGATGCTAGGGCGTGACGAAGTTGCAAAGAGCCTTGCACACGTAGCTGTTTGATTTTACCCTTCAAATTCACTGCATCGACGTAGGCATCAAGGGTGGGTCTGGTCGAGAACTCTCCTACAACGTAGGGATACACTTCCTCGGTACAAATGCCATACTCCGCCACACCTGCCAGCATGTCACCAATCATTGCGCCGGAGTCAGAGTCCTGTGTTGCCTCTCTGACCCGAGCATTGAAGTATGGGAACTGCATCGACAGGTAATGACGAATTCCCAAGGCTGTCTCAATAACTCCACTCCCACCAGCACCTGTGCAAGCACCTTCCTGACCTTGATCTCTGGGAGATCGCCAAATACTCATGCGATCAACGAAGGTTACATCTGTCGGTCTGGTCATCTTGTAACCAGGTTCATTCCAATTCCTTGGCGGTGGACCTACCCAGCCGTACTTTCTATTAACCATCAATGATCTCCGTTTCCGTTTGTCTTACCATTGGGAGGGACTGGCACACCAGCTGCATCCAATACTGTCTTGACTGGTGCATTCCCTGTTGCTGCTGCCACCGCTGCGGCTGCTGTTGCAGGGGCAGTTTTAGCCAAGTCCTGCACAACTGTATCATTGCGAATCGACCTGGCGATGTTCGCTTGTTGTGCCTGTTGTGCCACTTTGGAACCATCAAAGAAGAATTTGATAATGCCCAGTTGTGCAGCACTCATGATACCAAACAGAGACAGTAAAATGTCCTTGTTGCCTGCAGGAATCTCAAAGAACATCAGTGTTGCCACTACACCCAAGTAGCCAATAGTATAAAGGATAGCAAGTCCGTACGCACCCTCAATTTTGCTATCTTCCACCCTACGATCAAATGGCACTATGTGGCCTCCTTCCACCCCTGTTGGTAGAACATATCCCACGTGTCCCTTCGCGGCTTTCCAGGCCGCCAGCAGTCTGTGTAGTAGTCCCATCCTGCCTGAGGGTCGGTCGAAAGAGGAAGGCTGCGAGAACTCGTCCATAGCAATAACCTCGCAAACACAACTGCCAAGATGTCATTGTGCTCAACGGCAGTCCAGCAGATGTACTCTTGACCGGGAGGATCGTAGTCCAGCAACAGTAGAACGGATTGAATGAGGTTCTTGCTGCTCTGGTTGTTCAAAACTCCTCGGATGCCGCCCCCCTGTTCGAATTGAAAGTATCCCCGAGCTGGTCCGTCCAGTTGTCTGCGATACATCAAACGAGATTCTTGCAAAGCAACTGCCAGCATCAGTGCTCGTGCCGGCCGCACATCCATTGCTGGAGGCAGCAACTTCATTGCTGGATTCACAGCGTTGGATATGAACAACTGAGGGTTCACTGCGGCGAAGCCATTTTGTGACAGAAACTGTCTGGGTCACGATACTCAGGTTCCCGCTTGTTCTGCTCGATTGACATAATACAGGTCATCAAGCGTTGGGACTTCGTACTTTCCTGAATAACTGATAATACCATTTTGTCCAGTTTCTCCGACGCATCCTGATGATCACTCAACATCTTTAAACCTTTCGCTCCTATGACTCCACCAACAATAAGACAAAGCAAGACTATCAATCCGATAACGTCAGATGACTGCATGTTACTCTCCAATAATGACGGGAATTTCGCATGTACTTGCTGTCTCATTACCGGAATGCACCGGTGCCATAGTTGCTGTATTGTCTACTATCTGGCTGGAAGGAGGTGGCTGCGTCCTCAACATCTGCATCCTCCAGCATTGTTCGATAAAGGGCCGCCTTGTTCATGCACCTGTCCATGATTACCTGTGGCTGACCAGAACAAATTTCGTCTGCCAATCCCCACACAAGGGCAATACCCCACTCCGGAGGAAAGTTCATGGTTTCCACAAGGCTGATTGGATTCACAACTTGTTGTTGTACCATTAGGTGCACGGTGCCTGTGGCAGCCTGCGCATCTGGGATCAACCAAAGGTACACATTCAGGGACGTTGCCTGTTTGTCAATGAAGTACTGGGCCACCGTCCCTTGCTGTTGTCTGTTTGCCAACCTGTTCCACTCATCCCACGACAGGGCGTAAATGGGGCGCTGGTTGCCAAGGGTAT